ACAGGTGCAGGAGCTTTAGGTGCAGCTTTTGGATTGCCTACTGATTTAGTCGGATTAATAAATGGTATTAAGGATGCTGTGTCAGCAGAGGATGGAAAAAAATTAGATGCTTTCTCCAAAGGGTTTAGTGAGTTTTCTAAAGGTGGTATAATACCTGGTTCAGAATTTTATAAGGATGCATGGGATAAAACTGTTGATAGTTTAGAGACATACTCACCAGAAATGAAGGAAGATGCAAAAGCCGCTTTCACTCTTGGAGAGTTTATTGGTTTAGAACAAACTGCGGTAAAAGGTGCAAAGGCTATACCCAAAATTGCTAAATCTATAAAACCAAAATTACAAGAGGTGGGAGAATCAGCACAAAAAAGATTAGATGAAGATAAAGGTTCAGTAACTGTATCAAGTATGGGTGTAGGTGAAATGGGTAAGATGGTGGATAAAGGTTTGTCTAAACTAGCTCCTAACAAAGGAGAGGTAGTAGATATAAATAAAAAAGTTAAACAAGTTGTAGATATAAGAGCAGAACAAATGAAATTGCCTATTAAAGAAAGAGTACAACCAAGCGGTAAACAATTTTTTAACAGAAATTATCAAACACAAACCGCAGACCAGACAGAAATAGAAACACCAAGTATAGATGAAACAAAGCCATTTCCAAAAAATAATAGAGCAAAAAAATTAGAAAGTTTTGGTAATGAAATAGCTTTAACCATTGCTAATAAATTAAAAAATAAGGTAGGAAGTAATGAACAATTTTTTTATAATACGCAGCCTTTAATAGATAAAGCTACAGAATTAGGAATACCAGAAGATGTTGCCAAAAAACAATTAGAAAAGTTATCTTTAAATTATGCAGCAACAAGTCCTAAATCAGCGACAGAAGAAAATTTAAGGTCTGCCTCTCTTGTATCTGCAAAACAAACAGCAAAAATTCCTGTTGATTCAGTTATTGGTTCTGGAACTGTTGATCCCAAAACAGGTAAAAAGGGAATATCTGAAAAAGGTTACCCTATGATGATAAGTCCTGGAGGAACACACAGAAAATTAGTAGATGCAGTAGCAGCCGAAGGTTTAAATGTAAACACACAACCAAAGCCATATAGTTTTGCAAAAAATGTTCAAGGTAATTTAAATGGTGTTACTGTTGATTCTCATGCTATAAGAGCTGTAATTTTTGTACTTAATGATCTCAAACCTGGAAAAGTTCCGATAGAATTTATATTACCTAAGTTTCAAAAACAGTACAAAAAAAATCCAACTAAATTAACATTTGATATGATTGATGCTTCTTTTGCAACACAAGCAAGAAATAAAATATCATACAAACCAGAATATAAAATATTTTCAGATATATTTAAAAAAGTAGCTAATAACTTATCAATTAAACCTGCTGAAGCACAAGCACTAACATGGTTTAACTATGGCGATAGAACAGGATTAGTAAGTAAACCAAAAACATTTGTTGATATTTTAGAAGAAAGAATAGATGTTACTGCACAACTTACTAACGATTCAAAAGAAAATGTATTTAAACAATTTATGCAAGGTAAACTTCCTTTGCTTTCTTTAGGTGGTATAACATTACTTGAAACAGGAACTTCTATGGAGAATGAGTAATGGTCAAGAAAATTAAAAAAATATTTGAAGCTGCTGAAAAGAGAGTGTATGGAAAAGACATTCCTGACGATAGAGATGTTGTAGAACAAGAAGGTAAATTAATAATACAAAAAACCACTAAAGCTGAAGCTGATGCTATGTCAGAAGCATTTAATAAAATTTTTGCAGAAGATACAACAATAGATGGGCGACAAGTTTTACAGAATCTTGATGCTATGGACATACCTACAGATGAAATTGGTTCGTATCTTAATGCTATTAAAAACAAAAATGCTGACTTGTTCAACTTTCTTAAAAGAGGAAAAATAAAAACAAGTGATATGATACAGTATGCTAGAGAGTTAGGGGAAGTAAATACCATTAGAACTTTATTAAAATTAAAACCAGGAGAACTAACTAAAGCAGAAAATCTTTTTGCTGGTATGTTGGTTGTTCATAAAAATTTAAGAAAGATAGAAAAGAATTATAAAAAAATAAGAGAACTGCCAAACACATCAACTAAAGAAATTAAAGACCTTGATGAAGAAATTCAATTTTTATCATCTATAAATAAAAATGTTGGACTTAATATAAAGGCTGTAAAATCAGAAATGGCAAGAGGATTGCGTGACCCATTTGGTGCAGAAGTTATTGAGAATGTAGTATTTCAAGAAATACCAAGACAAAGTGATAACATACCAATGATTAAACAACGAGCTAAAACTTTTCTAGCAATACCTACAAACAAAAAAAGCAGATTTATTGAACAGAAAGGACCATTTGCAAAAGCCAATGATGTCTTACAAGAAATATATATTAATGCTTTATTATCATCACCTGTTACACACATGGTTAATTTTGCATCTAACCTTGCTTTTCAATTTAAAACTTTAGCAGATACAGGTGTAGCTGGATTAGTTGGTACAGTTAGAACAGGTGCAAAAAAATTAGCTGGTCAAGAGTTTAACGAATCGGACAGAGTTTTTGTGGGTGAGGCTGCTGCTGAATTAGTTGGTGGATTCGCATCGCAATTAGATGCTCTAACACTTATGAGTAAAACTTTTCTTGATGGACAAGCTCCAGATTTATTATCAAAAACTGAATTAGAAGATTTAAATGCTATTGGTAAACATAGAAATTTATCAGACATAATGAAACAATTTAAAGAAGGTGATGTTACAGGAGGAGCATTAAGTGTCATAGGTTCTTATAATAGTTTGCCAGGAAGGTTTTTAGCAGCTGGTGATGAGTATTATAAAGTTATATCAAGAAAAAGATTTTTCTATAAAGAAGCATATAAAGAAGCAATGCAAGCCTATCAAGTTACAAAAAAAGCTGATGGGTCTACATCACAAGATGCGATTGATCAATTCGTTGAAACCTTTGTGGAGGCTATGGAAAATCCAACAGAAGGCACTATAGAGGGAGCAAAACAATTTGCTAAACGAATGACATTTCAACAAGAATTAGGTAATTCAATTCCTGAAACAGGTGTAAGAAAATTGATGGAAATAAGTCCGTATATGAGATATATAATTCCTTTTGTTAAAACTCCAACAAATGTAATTAAAGAAGCATTGGGGTCAACTGTTCTTGTTGCAGCTCGTCCAATAAAATTTTATCAACAATTAAAAAATGCTTCAGGTAGAGAATTTGATCAATTAGTTGGAAAATTATTAGTAGGTAATTCAATAGCAGCTACGATGGTCGCAGCTTCTTCTGGTTTCTTTGGTGATGACATCAGAATTACAGGGGCTGGTCCTTCAGAAAAAAATGCAAAAAAATATTGGCAAGGTGCAGGAATACCTCAATATAGCATTGGTGTAAAACAAGATGATGGAAGTTATGAATGGACAAGTTTCTCTCGTTTTGATCCTATATCTGGTATATTAGCTATGTCAGCTGATTTAGCTTATTACATGCAAAATGAATCAGACCCAAATGTAATCCAAGGTTTAGCAAATTCATTAACGACAAGTATAACTTCTTATGCTGGACAACTTCCTTTTCTTCAAGGTGTTTCAGAAATTTCAAGATTATTTTCAGATTTTGGAAGTGACCCAAAAAGAAGTTTAAAAACACTTAGTAAATTTTTTGGTCAAAAAGCTGGTGATGTAGCAAGCACAGTTGGTAGAGTAGCTGGACCAGCTTCAGGTATGGCATTTGATTATTTAAATGAGTACACAGATGTTTTTCCTGTAAGTAGTTCTTCTTTTACCGCTACACTAGAACGAGTAGGTGATCCGCAATTAAATGAAACTTACAAATTAGATGACTTACAACAAATACGAGAATTACCTTCTTGGATGAGAGGTTATTATATTGCTCTACAAAGAGCTAAATCAAGAAACCCTCGTTTCAGTAGTGGTCTATATCCTAAACTAAATTTTTGGGGTGAGGAATTAACACAGACAGAGGGTAGATGGGATGAATATTTCAACCCTATTAAAAGAACTATGAGTAGACAAGAAACACCATTGGAGTTAGAGTTAATAGACTTAGCAAATAAAACAGGTAGAGCTTTTTCAAAACATCCAAGTGTATTTTTATCAGGTAAAGAACGAGTTGAATTGTCAGCACCTCTGTATAATACATATGTTGGATTAATAAATGAAGTTGATGATAGGGGTAATATTTATGGTGAACCTAACTACAATATTAATACTTCTTTAATACCTAAATTAGAAGATACCATAAGTGGTAAAGGTAAATTAGGAAAAAGATATTTTGAAATTATTGACCCAGAAGAAAAATTTGACCTTTTAAATACCATTGTAGCCAACAAAAGAAAGGCTGCAAAAGAAAAATTGTATGAAGGAACTGATAGTGAAACACAGAAATTAAACTTTTATTTAGGGCGAGAATAGTGTATAAATATTATAAGCGAGAATTACATGGCAACATTTAACATTAACGATACAAACCGCAGGGTTCAATATACAACCAATGGTAGCCAAACTGCTTTTGCGTTTAGTTTTCAGATCAATGCTAATTCAGAGCTTAAAGTAATTCTTGGCGAAACAACTCAAACTCTTTCGGTACATTATACAGTAACCATAGCATCTGACGGAACAGGAACAGTTAATTATTCTTCAGCTCCGACTTCAGGACAAAAACTAACCATCCTCGCTAACAAACCTTTATCAAGGGAAAGTGTTTATTCTACAGGAGCTTCATTTACAGCTGCATCATTAGAAACAGATTTTGATAACACTATTATGGTGTTGCAACAGTTCGAAGAAAAGATTGACAGAACATTACAGTTACCTGAGTTTGTAACAGGATCAACAGCACCAAGCCTAACTGTACCCTACAACGATACAGCCTCTGACAATGCTAACAAAGTCATTGGTTACAATACAGGTGGTACGGATTTAACTTTGTTAAGTAAGGGTATAAGTACAGTTTCATTAACAACCAATACATTGTCAGCAGGGTCAAGTGCTACAGGCTCAGCAAGTGTAAGTGGAGATCAATTAAATTTAACATTAGGCATTCCTACAGGAGCTACAGGTGCTGCTGGTTCAAATGGTACTGATGGTGCAGATGGTGAAGTATCTGCTGGGTTTGCTATTGCTATGAGTATAGCTTTATAAAGGAGAAATATGGCACAGAATTTTAGACGATTTACTTCAAACAATGTAGGCACAGGAGCAACCACAGTTCTGACCGCTAACTCTTTTGACACTATTGTCGGTATAAGTTTAGCTAATGTAACAACAAGTGCGATCACAGTTTCCTGTTATATTAATGATGGCAGTAATGATATTCATTTAGTAAAGGATGTATCTATTCCCTCTGGATCAGCATTACAAGTCTTGGATGGTGGTGCAAAATTTGTTGTACAATCAGGAGATGCTTTAAAAGTAATTTCTGATACCGCCTCATCGCTTGATGTTTGGGTTAGTGTAGTAGATGCAATAAGTACATAGTATGGGATATATCGGTCCAGCTCCAACCACTTCATTTCAATCGTTTGTAAAGCAAGATATTACAACTTCCGCCACAGCTAACTATACACTTTCTCAATCGGTTACAAATGCAAATGAATTAAGAGTTGTACTTAATAATGTAATACAAGAGCCGACAACTGCGTACACAGCTTCTGGTACTTCATTGACTATGGCAAGTGCTTTGACTAGCTCTGACGATCTCTATGTTGTTTATATGGGTAAAGCGGTGGGTACAGTAAATCCAGCAAGTGGTAGTGTGGGTGTAGGAGAATTATCAGCTACAGGTACTAAAGATGCTACAACATTTTTACGAGGTGATAATAGTTTTGCTGTTCCAAGTGGTGGAAAAATATTACAAGTAGTATCAGCATTTAAAGCAGAATCAGTAAGTTCAACATCTGCAAGTTATGCGGCTGTAACGGGGTTAGAAGTAACATTAACTCCATCTGCAACATCAAGTAAAGTTTTAATTCATTTTGATTGTGGAACTATGGGTAATAATCACAATGCTCATATATTTTTTATACCTTACAGAAGTATTGGTGGTGGCTCATATTCTGCGATAGGTTTAGGAACGGGAGGTAGTCAGGATAATTATGCGACTAGCACTTATTCTTTTAATAGTGGACACGATTCTGTAAGTCATCATTTTTTAGATTCGCCAAATACTACCTCTGCAATAATTTATAAAATGTATTGGAAATCAAATAGTTCTTCATATACATATTATTTGAATAGACGAGCTAATGATGATTTATTTAGAGGGTCAACGAGTTTTACTTGTATGGAGGTAGGAGCGTAATGGATTTACATAAAGCTATACGAGCAATACATTCTACAGTAGTAGTTGTTGATGGTGATACTCAAAAAACTATTGTTGCAACAGATAAAGATAACAAAGAAGTAACTGTTGATTGGACAAAAGTAAATGCTTGGAAAGACCCTAATGAATATCAATACAAAAGAGAAAACGAATACCCAAGAATAGAAGATCAATTAGATAAAATATATCACGATGGAATTGAGAAATGGAAAAGCGAAATGATTAAACCAATAAAGGATAAATACCCAAAGGAATAGATTATGCCATTAAGTAAAATACAAGCTGAATCAATGAACCTAGCCGATACTTATGCCTTTACAGGTACAGTAAGTGGTGCAGGTGGGTTAGTTAAATTACTTACTCAATCAGGTGTTTCTGCTTCTAGTTCTTATGATATAGATAGTACATACATAAATTCTACTTATGATGATTATTATTTTATTTTAAAAGGCACATTGTCAGCTACTGGA